GCTGCGTTAACGTTGATCCAGAGGTAATCAATAAGCCTTCTGTAATGAACGCAATCATGGAAGGTGCTCGTAAGGGTGACCTTTGGATTGTTAAGAAGCAGTATGACTCAAATGGTGAAAGGATCTATCACAACGTATGCCAAGAAATTTTAATTAAATCTAGAGATACCTGCCTACTTTCCCATGTGAACTTGGCTGGTACTAATAGTGTTAGTGATATACCTGAAGCTTTTGTAAAAGGTATGGAGTTTCTTTGTGACCTTTACAAAAGAACTGGTGTTAATAGATCTGGTATCTACCGTAAGAAGGATAATCAGGTAGGTCTAGGTGTACTTGGTCTGTCTAATCTTCTAGCTATTGAGAATGTTTCTTATAAGGATTTTGTCTCAGCTATGAGGAGGGCTAATTTAGGTGTCCGTGTAGAAGAAGTAACTATGGCTGACGCTATAGCTCTAGCTATTAAACACGGTATGGAGGGAGCAGCAAGAGTGGCTGCTGAACATAATATGTCTAGAGCATTTACTGTGGCCCCTACTGCTACTTGTTCTTACAACTACACAGATAGAGAAGGTTACACAACAACTCCTGAAATTGCTCCACCTATTTCACGTGAGGTAGATCGTGATAGTTCTACTCTTGGTGTTAAATCTTATAAGTATCATCCAAAGTGTGAGACTGCTGAAGAAGTAGGTTGGGATACTTTCTTTGAGTTGAATTGTGAATGGCAAGTCATGATGGATAAAACCAAGATGGCACACGCTATCTCCATGAATTGGTGGTCTGACTTAGTAAAATTTGACAGACAATTTATGTCTAGATGGCTAAATTCACCGCTAAAAAGCTTATACTATTCTTTACAGGTCATGTCGGATACGCAGGACAAAACAGATGTGTATTCCGCCTTAGGAGATACCGATGTTGATGAGTATCTCAGTGAAATTTTGACCGATGATAACCCGATAACTTGCGATTGTGCAGAATGAGACAGCATCCATATCAACAGCTTCTGTCGAGGAAGCGTACTTGGACACCAGTGCGTCCAACGGCTGGAAAACTGAAGGAAGGCTCTGAAGAAACTATTAGACGTGCTCTAGCTATAAGGCATCTTGAGTTGCCAGTAGGAGCGTTTATCAAAGAGGCTCTTGAGGATATTCCAGCTCTATCTAGGGAACTTCTAGAGGACAATGTACGAGATGAGGATAGGCATGATATAGCCCTCAATTATATTGCCGAAGCTCATGGTGTAGATGAAAAAGCTGAAGCTGAGGCTCATAAACTTCAAGCGGCTTGGGATGCTCATCCTGATCATACAGTTTTAAAGGCAGTAGTCATTGAGAAAGCTATTTTCTTTGTCTTACTCCCCTTTTTTAGATTTAATGGAGACACTGGACTTAGAGTAACCAGTGCAGATATTAGCCGTGATGAAACTATCCACGTAAGTGGGCATAGTCTTGTATGTAAAGAGCTGGGCTTAACACCTAGCCCATCTTTAGATAAACTAAGGAAAGCTACTATTAACTGGGTACTCCAACCTTTAGGTAATTCTGAAGATCGCTATCTAAACAAAAAGTTTTGGTTAGATCAGAGTGATAATCTCATGTACCGTGGTAAGGCTGAAGGACTAGCTGATACAAAGAGAGCTAGGGTTCCTGCTTTTTTTGAAACTAGCAATTCCGATTTACCGAGTTACGCATAATGGGCTGGAATCCGTTTAGAGCAGTTAGAAACGTTGTTAGATCAGTTACAAGAACTGTTAGTAATGTAGTAGGAAACGTAGTTAGAGGCGTTAAGGATGCAGTAAATACTGTTAAAAATGTAGTTAATGAGGTTGTAGAAACAGTTTCAGGTGCTAAAGAACGTAGAAAAGCTAGAGAAGATTTAGCTAGAGCTGAGGTAGAACAAAGAGAAGCTCAAGAAGCTTATGACGCTGAGGTTGAGAGAAATGAGGCTCAACTAGCAGAGCAGAAAAGGATTTCTGATGCAGCTAAACTTGACCAAGATGCTGCCTTAGCTGAGGCTGAACGTATAAATGCTGAGACTCAAGAAGCCACTAGAGTTTCACAAATTGAATCTAAAGCTCTTTCAGCTTCAGCTACTGTATCTCAAAGATTAGCTGAAGCTAGAGCTGCTCAAGCTGAACAGGAAGCAGCTTTAAATGCACCAGATCCAGTTGTTGAGGGGGATGACGCAACTGCTAGACCAACTGTTACTAGAACACCTATAGCAACACCTGTTCCTGGGGGTTATGGTGGTACTGATCCTGGTGCTATTAACCCAACTGGTTTAAATATATGATTCCAACTATTGATGAGCAATTAATTGAATACTTAGAAGAAGTCTATCCAGATCAGGCTCCAGATATTAGTATAGAAGAGAAACAAATATGGTTTAATGCTGGTCAGGTGGCGGTTGTACGTCATTTGAAAGATCAGTATAGACTACAAGAAGAAACTAAGTACAACTAGATATGGCAGCAGTATCAACCGCTATTTATATTGGCTCAGCTCTAGCGGCTGGAGCTACTGTATATGCAGCTCAAAAACAAGCTGCTGCTGCTAGAAAGGCAGCTCAACAAGCTAGAGAAAATGCACGTTTAATGCGTGAGCAATCTGAAAAAGAGATTGCACAGATGCAGGCCAGTTCTAGACAGAATCAACTACAGTTTGAAACTAACTTAGCTGAAACAAGAAAGAAGACACAGTTATCAATAGATCAAGCTAACCAAGCTCAAGCAACAGCTATACAGCAAATAAATCAACAACGAGGAGCATCACGACTAGCCATACAGCAATCTAATTTACAGGCCAGAATACAGCAACAATCTCTAGCAATGAATACTGGTAGGAAGAAGAGAGCTAGAGTGGGTACTCCTAGAGCTTTAAGAACTAAGGTTGAGACTAACTCAGCTTTAGCAATGGGAGGCTCACCAAGTGGTGGTACACAATCTTCAGGTACTGGCGGTCTAAATGTCTAAAAACACAGCTCAGGCTCTTTATGATTTCTTAGAGCCAGAGAAATCTATTTACCTCGATAGAGGTATTGAGTGTAGTAAATACACACTACCCACCCTTATTACTGAAAATGATAAGAGTACAGGTAAGAATCTCTATACAAAAATTAATACTACTTACCAAGGGTTAGGTGCTCGTGGAGTTAATAACTTAGCTAGTAAACTTTTAATAGCATTACTACCACCAAATCAAGCATTCTTTCGTCTTTCAGTAGACGATATGAAACTCCAACAGGAGTTAGATAACTATAAAGAAGTTCAATCACAATTTGATCAACAACTTTCTCTAATGGAGAGAGCTGTTATGAGAGATATAGAAGAGTCAGGAGATAGAACTGCTTTATTTGAAGCTCTTAAACATCTTATTGTTAGTGGTAATGCCTTATTATATGTATCTGATAACGGTACTAGGGTCTACCCTCTTAAGTCTTTTTGTTTAAAGAGAGATCCAGAAGGAAATATTTTAGAAGTAGTAATTAGAGAGGAAGTTAGTACAGATGTTTTACCTGAAGGTATAGCTCCTAAGAATGCAGATGGTAAGTTTACAGATAAAACTACTTTCTTATATACCCATGTTACGTGGGATCATAAGAAAGATAAATGTAACTGGTATCAAGAAGTATACGCTAATCGTATAGGTAAGGAGGGTTCTACTCCTATAGAGAAATGTCCATTCATCCCTCTACGTCTATTCCGTGTAGCACATGAAGCTTATGGACGTAGTTTTTGTGAAGACATATTAGGAGATCTGAAATCTCTTGAGTATTTAAGTAAAGCTATCGTTGAAGGCAGTGCGGCTGCCGCTAAAATAATTTTCCTTTGTAACCCTAATGGAACTACAAGACCCGATAGTTTGGCTAGAGCTAGTAATGGTTCTATTGTGGCTGGTAATCCTAACGATGTAGCACCACTACAAATGAATAAACAGGCCGACCTTACGGTTGCCCTGAATACTATTGCTCGTATAGAACAGAGACTTAGTTTTGCTTTCTTATTAAATAGTGCTATTCAAGCTGGAGCTGCAGGACGGGACCGAGTCACTGCGGAAGAGATCAGAATGGTAGCCCAAGAGTTGGAGACAGGATTGGGAGGGGTTTATTCCATACTCAGTGTTGAGCTACAGCTACCTCTAGTACATCGCAAAATGACGATGATGGAGAGACAGAATCGATTACCGAAATTACCGAAGAACATTGTTAAGCCTCGTATCACTACTGGATTGGATGCTTTAGGTCGTGGTAACGATAAGATTAAACTAATTGAATTTATCCAAACCCTTTCTCAAACCTTAGGTCCTGAGGTTATGAGTAAGTTTGTTAACAACCAAGAGCTTATTACAAGACTCGCTGCTTCTGATGGTTTAGACACTTACAAGCTTATAAAATCTGAAGAAGATCTAATGGCAGAGGAGCAACAGCAGGCTATGATGATGCAACAGCAAGCTCAAGGTCAGGACCCACAAAATGATCCTGCCAAACAAGCTGCACTAATCAAAGCTGAAAATGACTCAATCAGGACCGAACAGGAAGTTTCAAACGCCCAAGCCCAAGGCTGAGGTAGTTATTACTGAGCCTGAAACTCCTAAAACTGAATTAGAACTTCGGATAGAAGAACTTAAAGAGAAGAAGCCTCACATTTATGAGGAATATAGGAACGCTATAAAAAGTCAGAAGCGTGCTTCAATAGGCCCTGACTTATCTCTCCGTATTGGTTAATCTATGGAACTGAATACAGATGGCGCTGGTACACAGGAAACTGGGCCGTATAACGAGGCGGATCTCGAAGTTCTCAAAGAGGGTTCTGAAGAACAATCTAAAGAACAATCATCTCAAGAGGAACTTATCGGGGGTAAATTCAAAACTTCTGAGGACCTCCTTGAAGCTTACCAAGCGCTTGAAAAGAAACTTGGAGACCGTTCAGGTTATCAAAGGTCTGAAGAAGAACCTCAAGAGGAGGCATCGGAAGATACGACAGAGGACTTAACACTATCGAAAGAACAGGAGGCTACTATTTTAGAAAGTGTTGGAGGTTCAGATAAATTTAATCAAATACAAGAATGGGCGCAAGGTTCTCTTAATAAAGA